TTTTGGTGGAGCGTGGCGACACCGGGAATTTTTTGAACCTACCATATTTTGGCGGCGACAATGGAACACGATACGCATTCAATGATGAAGGCGAAGCAGCAACTCTTGAAGACTTCTATGCTCTATATGACCGGTATGCTCTCGCCTCCGGTCAAGAGATGCCTAAGCCTAAGGCTTCCGATGATGACCTCGCAGACGGCCCACCCTGCCTGCAGTTCCTCTGCACACAAGGCTTCCCAGAAGGAACACGAAATAACGGGCTCTTTAACATAGGCGTTTACCTGCGCAAGGCCGCTCCCGATAAATGGGAGGACCTTCTGCTTCAGTACAACAACAAATACGTCACTCCGCCACTGCCACTAAACGAGCTCAACACGCTTGTTAAACAGCTCGGCAAGAAAGAGTACAACTACAAGTGCAAAGATGCTCCGATCAACGCACACTGCAACGCTTCTGTCTGCAGGACGCGCAGGTTTGGGGTAGGGCAATCCACGCATGAAGGACCAAGCATCACGGCCCTTTCAAAATATGCGAGCGATCCACCTCTGTGGTTTCTCGATGTTGAAGGGCATCGTATTGAGCTGACCTCCGAGGAGCTCCAGCAACAGCACAAGTTCCAGATCGTCTGCATGAACAAGATCAACATCGCCCCTCCGACCATGAAGAAGGGTGATTGGGAGACCTTGCTCAACAGTCTTCTGCGACAGATGGTAGAGACGCAGGCCATCACAGAAGCGCCAGAAGACACGTCCAACGAAGGACGGTTCATGGATCTTCTCGAAGAGTTCTGTACGCACGTTCAATCCGCCATGGACCGAGAAGAAATCCTCATGGGCCGACCGTGGACAAACGATGAAGAGAACATGACCTACTTCCGCATGAAGGACCTCGAGGCGTTTCTCGTGCGGAATCGGTTTGTATGCATGACCACACCTAAGATCGCTCAGCGCCTGAGGACAATGAACGGCTCTCCTCAAGCTATGACGATAAAGGGGCGTACGCTGCGGCTTTGGCGAGTCCCTGCTTTTCAGAAACAGGACGCTCCTTTTAATGTCAAGATCGAAGGCAAGGAGGCGCCATTTTGAACGTCACCAAGGTCTACGGTCCTCCCGGGACAGGAAAGACAACCTTCTTGCTCAATACCGTGGATCGCTTTTTGGAAGCAGGCACATCTCCGCAGAGCATTGGTTACTTTGCCTTCACGCGAAAAGCTGCACACGAGGGCCGAGACCGCGCCTACGCTCGCTTTCAGCACCTGCAAAAAAGCGATCTCGTAAACTTTCGAACGCTACACTCCCTTGCTTATGCAAGGCTTGGTGTGTCATCAAGCAAACTCATTGGCCCAAAGGGGTACAAAGAGTTTGCCGACCTCGTAGGGATATCTATTTCTACTGAAGTGCGAGATGAGGCGTGGGATGTTCGTGCAGACAATGCCATCCTAAACGTGATGAACCTAGCACGTATGCGGATGACGGACCTTCGCACTGAGTACAACCGATCCAACCTCTCCGTCGAGTGGTACCACATGGTCTACATCTACGAGAGCTATCGAAAGTATCTGTCCAGCAACAACCTCATGGACTTCACCGACATGCTGGAGTTCTTCAGCAATGAATCAGATGAGCTATACCCTAAGCTAGATGTGCTGATTATTGACGAGGCGCAAGACTTGAGCCCCTTGCAGTGGAAGATCGTAGACCGGCTGGTCAAGCATGCCAAAGAGGCTTTCATCGCAGGAGATGATGACCAAGCGATATTCACTTGGGCTGGGGCCGACGTTACCCATTTCCTGTCTTACCCAAGTAAAGAAATTGTACTAGATCAATCTTATCGAGTGCCATCTGCCGTGCACAAGTTGGCAGACAATATTGTTCATCGGATAAAATACAGGACTGAGAAAGTCTACCGCCCACGCGAAGTGGAAGGTGCGGTCCACTACTACAGCCGTTTTGAGTACATAGATTTCTCGCAGCCCGGATCGTGGCTGATTCTCGCCGCAAGCAATTATATGTTGAGCGACGTTCACGAACACTTGAAGAGCCTCGGCCTTCTGTTTGAACGCAACCACATTCGCTCAATCTCCGAAAGCATTGTGAATGCCGTTTACTCTTGGGAAGCACTTCGTAAAGGCCGAGAGATCAACGCCCAAGAAGCAAAGAACATGTACAAGTACATAGACAAGTCCCTCGTCACACACGGCTACAGGAACTTCCACGGACCTGACGACGAGATGTACAACATGAGCAAGCTTGTTCAACACTACGGGCTTACTGAGACAGACAGCGAACTCGCATGGTTTTTTGTTCTGACAAAAATATCGGAAGACAAAGTCGTTTACATTCGCTCCGCTTTGCGCCGGGGACAGTCGCTTCGCGGAACACCAACCATCAGCCTCTCTACAATCCATGGCGCAAAAGGCGGCGAAGCAGATAACGTCGTCCTGCTAACCGATCTGACAACCAAGTTCATGGATGAATACAACCAACGCCCCGACAACATCAACCGCCTACTCTATGTCGGCGTAACACGGACCAAGGACCAGCTACATGTGGTCTATCCTAAAAACACGTCAAAGGGATTTTTTGTATGAGCCTGACCTTTAACCGAGGTTTAACTACTGAATGGACACCCCCAGATGTACTCCCGGACCTCTCGTCTGCAGAGATGATCGCCATCGATCTCGAGACCATGGATCCGGATATGAAATCAAAAGGCCCCGGATGGCCGACTCAGAATGGACGCATCGTCGGGTTCGCTTTAGCCACAGAAGGATGGAAAGCGTACCTGCCAGTCGCACATGAGGGCGGGGGAAACCTCGATGCTAAACGCGTCAAAAGATATGTACAGGACGTACTTAACTTGCCATGCGATAAGATCTTTTTCAATGCTTCATACGACGTCGGCTGGCTTAAAGCAGAAGGCTTTACGATCAACGGGCGCATTTTCGATGCGATGATCGCAGCCGCTCTTGTTGACGAGAACCGATTCTCCTACAGCCTTAATTCTCTGGGCTTTGATTGGCTCAAGGAAACAAAGTCTGAGCAGGGATTGCGAGAAGCTGCTGCCGAGTTTGGCGTTGACCCCAAGGCAGAACTGTACAAGCTGCCTGCAATGTACGTGGGAGAATACGCAGAGCAGGACGCCGCATTGACACTCAAGCTTTGGCAATATCTCAAAATTGAGATGGTCAAAGAGGAAGTCACCAACATCTTTGAGCTCGAATCAGAGCTCTGTCCCATCCTCATCGACATGACCATGCGCGGTGTTCGCTTCAATACGCCGCTTGCAGAGTCAACTTTGGGATACATGAAGGCCAAGGAGACAGAACTTCTTAAAGAGATCAAGCGCCAAACCGGAGTGGGCGTTGACATTTGGGCCGCAGCTTCTATCGCCAAGGCCTTCGATAAGATGGGCCTTGACTACGGGAAAACCCCTAAAGGCGCCCCGTCCTTCACCAAAGCATTTCTGTCCACACATCCGCACCCTATAGCAAAGATGATCGTTGAGGCACGGGAGTTCAACAAGGCAACCGGGACCTTCATCGAAAGCTTGATCGACCACGCATCCCATGACGGACGCATACATGCCCACATCAATCAGATTCGTTCCGATGATGGCGGCACAGTGACCGGTAGGTTCTCGATGAACAACCCAAACCTACAGCAAATCCCAGCACGGCACCCGGAGATCGGACCACGGATCAGGAAGCTTTTTCTGCCGGATGAAAACGAGATCTGGGCGTCCTTAGACTTCTCGCAGCAAGAACCACGGCTCGCGGTTCATTACGCAGTATTGCTGGGGCTAGACGGAGCAGAGAACGCGGCCCACGCATATCGAAATGACCCCACTACCGACTTTCACCAGACTGTTGCGGACATGGCTAACATCAGCCGAAAGCAGGCGAAGACTATCGGCCTCGGGTTGATGTACGGCATGGGCAAAGGCAAGATGGCAAATGAACTAGACCTATCTGAAACAGAAGCCTCTGAATTGATTTCACAATTTCACGAGCGCGTACCTTTCCTCAAGGGTCTCGTAGCTGCCGTACAGAGACGAATTGACGATCCTTCCTCTCGTGGCGCTGTCCGGACATTGTGTGGCCGTCGCTGCCGCTTTCCTCTGTGGGAACCTGCAAGTTATGGCTTGCATAAAGCCCTTCCTCGAGAAGAAGCGATGTTGGAATACGGACCACCATTACGCCGTGCGTATACCTACAAGGGCCTCAACCGATTGATCCAAGGCTCCGCCGCAGACCAAACCAAGAAGGCGATGGTGGACTGTTTTAAGGCTGGACATTTGCCCTTGCTTCAGGTACACGACGAGCTCTGCTTTTCTGTCAAGACCAAGGAAGCTGCAGAGGAGCTTGCACAAGTCATGATCAACTGTGTTAAGCTTGAGATTCCTTCAAAGGTGGATGTTGAGATCGGCCCGTCTTGGGGCGATTCCGCCTAGCTTTGAGGGGCCTCTCCATGGTTAGTACTTTTGAGCGCTTTCTTAGCGCTCTTTTTTTGCTCGCGCTCTTCCCAGTGAAAGATCCTGTGGCAGTTCGCGCACAAGGGAATGCACTTCTCCTCCGCCTCCTGCATCGCCGCCTTATAGTTCTTGGTCGCTGCAAGCTTAAACACCGACCGCTTGTCCTCTTTGATCACATGATGAAAGTCGATGATCGCAGCATGCTGCGCCCCGCAGTGACTGCATTTCTTTGAGCCCTTGAACTCTATCCAACGCTTCTTACCCTCACGCTTGTTCTTCGCGACCCCAGCCTGATGCTGCTTCTTGTTGCGCTCGTACCAATTCTTAGAGTACTCACGCTGCTTGGCCTTACGCTGTTCGTCGTCTTTGTAAGGCATCAGTCTTCTCGCAGGGCGTTAATCATGCCGCAGCCGTTTCGTCCAATAAAGACTGATCTCATTAGCCCATGGCGCTGATGGCTCGATGAGCTTGTAGCCGCACCGCATCAGATTATTGCTGCTTGGCACATTGTCCGTCGTATCACTAATCATCCACCGATAACCACGCTTTCTGGCCCACGCTTCACGGACCCGGATCATCCTTCTCTGCAGGCCCTGCCCCCTCCACGCAGCAAGGACCCCGGCCCGGGCAAGATACGCCGTGTCCGCCCACTGCTCTGAAGGCTTGACAAGACAGAAGCACACCCACTGCGTACCGTCCAACCCGATCCAAAACTGTCCGTCCTCCGGGAACACCGGCGCATCATGAGGTAAGCAGGCCTTTTGCAGCGTTTCTAGCTGCGACCTGTTGCCATCGCTGAGTTTGAGGGGCTTTAGCTTGACCATGTCTAGAATCTAGCTTGACTAGGCTAAAATCTTGTGAAAGAATGCTTAAGTCTACAGAAAGAAGAAAGGACCTTGTTATGACCGACTCTAAGAAGTGGAAATCCGTAATGATGCGTTCTGAGACGCATCACAAGCTTGCTGATCTGGCAAAGCACCACACCCAATCCAATGCCGCGTTTTTAGACTGGGTGGTGCTCAGGGAATGGCAGCGCTGTTTTGAGCCCTTGGCCAAAGAAAACCCCTTTCAAGAACCTTCAAAGAGCACCTTTCGAAGCCGAGCGTAGGAGCCGATTGTGTACAACAAACAAGGCCTATACGAGAAAATTGAGCGGTTTGCCCGGGAACGTAAGTCTGGTGTTGACATTCAAACAGTCGCCGAAAGGTTTCTAATTAGCAAAACCTATGCGTCAATGATCTTGCGCACCCTTGTTGAAGAGGGAGTGTTGCGCATGACCTACTTCAACCGAAAGCAGTATTACTTCAGGAAGGATTGACATGGTAACGCTAACGTTTAAACAGTACATGGACCTCGAAGCGCGTCTGCATCAGGCCGCTGGGGTGGTTGGTCTTTGCTCCGAGTCCCTCGGCAGCCGACTGGTTCACGCCGATGAGGACGTTGAGAACGCCCTTTGGGCCGTGTATCATCTCTTGGAAGAGGCCAAGGACATTCTTGCCGACTCCGATTCTAGCTACGAAGAAAGCGATACTGATGACGAAGAAGAACCTAGCGAACAAAATTGGTGGGACCTCGCATTTTCACCCGTCGGGTCTGCCGCTGCATCGCTGGATCTGGCCCTTCAAGACCGCGACGGAACGACAGATGGTGCTGACGTATCAGCAGAAGCAGCTGAGGGCGACGAAGAAAACGGCGAAGACGACGATGCTCGAATCACTGCCACCTTCGTTGTTCTGATCGATAAAGAGTAAAGATGGACCTAGTCAACGCCCCCGCGCACTACACCCATGGTGGCATGGAGACGATTGACTTCATGAAGGCCAAATCGACCCCGGAGGAATTCCGGGGTCATCTCCGCTTGACCGCCATCAAATACCTCTCTCGAGGTCCCTACAAAGAAAATGCTGTACAGGATTACAAAAAAGCAGTATGGTATCTGAACCGACTCATACAGGAGTTGGAAAGCAGTTCGTAACGTTAACTAGAAAGGAGAAATTATGTGGCGCTTTTTATTTGGTCTGGCTTCTGGAATTGTCCTGTTCATCTACTTGGACAGCATGCTTACGCTGAAAGGCAGTGTTGCTTATGCTGAAGGCTTAAAGGCAGGCAGAGAACACGCTATCTCCCCCCTCGAGCAAGAGCTTCGCTGCTTGAACCTCTGGGGAGAAGGCACGATCAAGGACCAGAACAAGAAGGGAATGCACTGATGCACATGAATCGAACTAGGTCTAAAGTGCTCTCCGCCTGTCTCGAACGTCGTTCCTCCACCGAAATCGCCAAGATTACGGGCGTCGATGTCATCTATGTCCGAACCATCCTGCGGGACTTTAAGAACAACCACATCGTGGACGTCTACAAAGAGCAGCTCACCGCAGGCAACACCGGCTACAGCTACAAGGTTAAGAACGCCGACATTGTCGATAAATTGACCAAGGACCACGAACCACGGCCCTTGATGAACGTTCTAGGAGTATGGATATGAAGACCATTATCCACGTCAATCAGCATGTCGTACGTTCGAACACGAAACACGGATCACGGGACCCCGTGCTGACGGTGAAGACATACAAGGACAACACCTACGCGCATGAAGTGCGGATTGATGGTCCGTCAAAGGTGGTGTATTCTCCTGACAAGCCGCTGTCTTGCGGGGCAAAGGTTTGGATTGAGACAGAAGCAGCGGTAGAAATCATCGAGTAGTTTTATACAGACAGAAAGGATATGGACATGACTGACGAAGAGATCTTTGACTTAGCCGAGCGGCATGGGTGGATGGACGACTTTGGACGCTGGAACTTCAAGGACGATGGCCTGATTAACTTTGCATTGGCATTGCTGAAGGCAGAGCGAGAGGCTTGTGCGAAAGTGTGTGATCAACAGTATTTCGCCTATGCATGTGTCGAAGCAATCAGAGCAAGGGGTGATCATGGCATACGGTGACTACATTCACTGCTGCAAGTGTGATGTGAAGCTGATCTATGACGGTGATAGAAGTCAGCGCAATTGGTGGGTAGAACGGTTTGGCACAGGGCCTGAGATTGAATGCCCTAATTGCAAGAAAGAATGGGTTGGTCTGACGGACGAGGAGATCAAAGCACTTTCAAGCTGGTGGCCTAGCTACGACCAAATGCCTGCCCTGATGACCTTGGCAAGAGACATCGAGAACTCACTAAAGGAGAAAAACACATGAGCATGACATATCAAGAGTACGAACGCTGGTTAGTCAGACAAAAACAGGAGGCTTGCGCTATGGAACAGCATCAAATCAAACAGGTTGAGGAAACAGAGCAGTACAGGTCTGTTATTGACAGGCAAATGATGGAGCTGCAAACCCAGCTTAATTTTCTGCGCTCCGTTGTGGAGACGCTTGAGCATAGGCTTCACCCAGTGCTGGCTGATATGCCTGTTAAGTCACACGACCAAGAGAAGCTCACCAT